GCCTCGGCAGACTGGTAAATCGACAACGGTTGTATCATACCTTCTACATTATGCAATATTTAATGATAATGTTAATATTGCTATACTGGCAAACAAGGCATCTACAGCCCGTGATTTATTAGGTAGATTACAACTAGCGTATGAAAACTTGCCAAGATGGATGCAACAAGGTATAATATCTTGGAATAAAGGTTCTTTAGAAATTGAAAATGGGTCAAAAATATCTGCTAACTCTACTTCTTCTTCCGCTGTCCGTGGTGGGTCTTATAATGTTATATTCTTGGATGAGTTTGCCTTTATCCCTAATCATATTGCTGACGATTTCTTTGCTTCTGTTTATCCAACAATTTCGTCAGGACAAAAGACAAAGGTAATCATCGTATCTACACCACGAGGTATGAATCATTTCTACCGTATGTGGCACGATGCAGAGAGAGGGAAAAATGAATATAAACCAACTGATGTTCATTGGTCTGAGGTGCCAGGTCGTGATGAAGCGTGGAAAGAGCAGACTATTGCAAACACATCAGAACAGCAATTTAAGGTTGAGTTTGAGTGTGAGTTTCTAGGGTCTGTTAATACACTAATCAATCCAGCAAAGTTAAAGACTCTTGTATATGAAGACCCAATACAAAGAAATGCTGGTCTTGACATATACGAAGCACCAATCAAAGATCATAATTATATGATTACAGTCGATGTTGCTCGTGGTCTGGGAAATGATTACTCTGCTTTTCTTGTTTTTGATATTACACAATTTCCATATAAGGTAGTTGCAAAGTATCGAAACAATGAAATTAAACCAATGTTATTTCCAAATATCATATATGATATTGCAACTGCATACAATAAATCTTTTATATTGATTGAAGTAAATGATATTGGAGATCAAGTAGCAAGTATCTTGAATTACGATTTGGAATATGAGAACTTATTAATGTGCTCACAAAGAGGACGTAATGGTCAGGTTGTTGGTGCTGGATTCAGTGGTAAAAGATCTCAATTGGGTGTGAGAACAACAGCAGCAGTGAAGAAGTTGGGTTGTTCTAATCTAAAAACTATGTTAGAGGATGATAAAATATTAGTATGTGATTATGATATCATCTCAGAACTAACAACATTTGCACAAAAACATAATTCATTTGAGGCAGAAGATGGTTGCAACGATGATTTAGCAATGTGTCTAGTAATATTCTCTTGGTTAGTAGCACAGGATTATTTTAAGGAAATGACTGATAATGATGTAAGAAAGAGAATATATGAAGAGCAGAAAAATCAAATCGAACAAGATATGGCACCATTTGGTTTTATTTCAGATGGATTTGATGAAGATAGTTTTGTAGATCAGGATGGCGACTTATGGAAAACGGATGAGTATGGAGACCGTTCATATATGTGGGATTATTACTAATGTTAAAAAAATTTTGGAAATCATATTCTAAATTTTGTGGAAAATTATTTAATGTTGATCAGGAGAAAGAATGGGCAGATCTTAAAGAAAGATGGAAAGGTATGCGAAAGAGTCCAAAAGAATTTGTTAGATTATACATTGAAAAAGTAAAAGAAAACTTTGTGTGGATAAAAGGATATAAAGACTTTCCAATCTATAAAATTGCTTCTGGAACAGCAGTAGCAGCAATTTTCATAACATCTGTGCCAGAAAAGGTTATAAATCATTTTGATAAACAAAAACTCAGGGAACAACTACAAATGTATGACTATACATATGAAGAAAAACTTGATATAATAGAAAAATACGAAAACAAGAAAAAAATTCAACAATACGGAGGATTATGATTTCCCTTTTACTTCTAAGTTCCAGTTTTCTCAACTTTATCTTTTACATATACGCAATCGGTTTTGTTGTTGCATTAGTATTGGAGCAGATTGTACGAAAAAGTGGCAATGAGAGAAACATCTACATTGTTGAGTATAATCGAAAATACCTTTGGAGAAATGCTTGGGTTGTAAACTTACTATGGTTTGTAACGAATATAGGATTATACGTGGCATCTAGGAATATGCAACCAGCGGGTGTCGATCATTTCTGGGATGGAATTTGATGAACAATTAGAACTCGGTCATTTTACACTCTCTGAAAGAAAGTGTAGAGTTTGTGGTGTAATGAAAGATTTGATTGATGGATATTATCTGATAAGAAAGAATAAGAATATTAAGTCATCATATTCATATGAATGTAAGGAGTGCACTATCAAAAGAATAAAAAATAGAAAGAAACCAAAGATAAAGGATTGGGAGTATCCAGATTGGTAGTTCATGCACTGTTTCCCCAGTGAAATAATGGTAAACAATAAATAATTCTAGAAAAAATATCCTGAGATTCGGAGAAACGAATATGGCTTTAAATTTAGCCTCTCCTGGTATCCAAGTAAGAGAAGTTGACCTTACCATTGGTAGAGTAGACGCTACAAGCGGCTCTATAGGTGCATTAGTCGCTCCATTTACAAAAGGTCCTGTGGAGGAACCTCAACTTATTGAGAGTGAAGAGGATTTATTACAAACATTTGGTCAACCATATTCGGTTGATAAACATTATGAGTACTGGTTAACTGCATCTTCTTTCCTTGCCTATGGTGGAACATTAGAAGTTGTTCGTGCTGGTGATACTGGTCTAAAGAACGCAACAGATGATGGTTCACCTGAATTACTCATTAAAAGTGATACACATTATAATCAACTTGGTTATGATGATAACATTATCACTGGAACAGTTATTGCAGCAAAGACACCTGGTAGTTATGCCAATGGTATTAGAGTTTCAATTATAGACGCTAAAGCAGACCAAGTTCTTACTGGTCCTACTGCTGCAGTTGGTGCAGGAGTCACACAAAGTGTTGCTGGAAGAATTATAGCAGGTGCTGGTGGAACAAGCGTTCTTGATGGATTCTTAAAAGGAATTGTTACTGGTGGTACAGCTGGTGCTCCAGAGGTCAAGGTTCTACAACACATATCAAATTCTGGAACCGTAACAAACGTTGATTATCAGCAAGGTGGTGTTTATTGCTTTAAGACAGGTACTATAAGTATTGAAGGTGCAGGAACAAACTTTGGTGCTGGTTCAACCGCAAGTGTAACAGCAGCGACTGATTGGTTTAGCACACAAGAAATTGAACTTACAACAAAAGATGGAAACGGTAATCCTATTAAATTAGAATGGGATGCATTAGCAGATGCACCATCTACATCAAGTTTTGCTGCTTCAAGAGGTGGTAGATTTGATGAACTTCATGTTGTTGTAATAGATGACACAGGAGATATTACAGGTAACGCTGGAACAATTCTTGAAAAGCACTTAAATTTGTCTAAAGCAAAGGACGGTGAATATTCAGTAGGTTCAACATCTTACTGGAGAAAATATCTGGCGACTAACTCAAAATACGTTTACGGTGGAACTTCTCCTACTATCACTGCAGCTGGATTTGTTAATGGTACTGCAGCAGCAGTTGGTACTGTTGACACTGATAATGCTTGGGACCAGGTTGCAGGTTCTGCAGGTTCTGGATTTGGTGTTTCTGGAGTATTTACTGCTTCATTGACAGGTGGTAAAAACTACGGTGGTAAAACAGATTATACCACATCAGGTGCACTTAACTCTGGTATTGATGATATCATCACAGGTCTAACATTATTTGAAAACACTGAAGAGATTGAAGTTGACTTCATTCTTATGGGTGCAGCACATCATACAAAAGAGTTATCACAGGCAGTTGCTGAAAAATGTATAGCTGTCGCAGAGGCAAGAAAAGATGCAGTTGCATTTATTTCACCATATCGTCAAGCATTCTTGAACGATACTTCAGTTGGAACTGTAACTGTTAACAACATAGACACAATCACAGATAATGTGGTTGCATTCTATGCACCTATCTCGTCATCAACATACGCTGTTTTTGATAGTGGTTACAAATATATGTTTGATAGGTTTAACAACACATTCCGTTATGTCCCTCTCAATGGCGACATTGCTGGAACTTGTGCTAGAACTGATATCGAACAGTTCCCTTGGTTCTCACCTGCTGGAACAGCAAGAGGATCAATCTTAAATTCTGTAAAACTTATCTACAATCCTGGTAAGAAGCAGAGAGACATTCTATACTCAAATAGAATTAATCCTGTAATTCTTTCACCTGGTGCTGGTATTATTCTCTTTGGAGACAAGACTGGATTCGGTAAGTCATCAGCATTTGACAGAATCAACGTTCGTAGATTGTTCATTTTCTTAGAAGATGCGATATCAGCAGCGGCTAAGGATCAACTCTTTGAGTTCAATGATGAACTAACAAGAACAAACTTCGTAAATATTATTGAACCATTCCTAAGAGAGGTTCAATCCAACAGAGGTATATTTGACTTTGTTGTGGTTTGCGATGAAACAAATAATACTGCAGCAGTCATTGATCGAAATGAATTTGTTGCTGACATCTTTATCAAACCAGCAAGATCAATTAACTTCATTGGTCTTACCTTCGTTGCCACCAGAACTGGTGTTGCATTTGAAGAAGTAATTGGTTCCGTTTAATTAACAGAGGTTTAAACAACTATGGCTAGAAATCAGGTAAATCCACCACCATTAAGAACGATTTCCGACTTTAAGAGTAAGTTGACTGGTGGCGGTGCTCGTGCTAATCTGTTTGAAGTTGTCCTCACATTCCCAGATGCTGCTCAACCAGCACAGGATGTTCTTGACAAATCAAGATTTATGGTT